TATACGGTGAGATGCAAGGTGATGCTAGAGTAGATGTCACAGTTAAAAACATTATTAATAGATCCATGAAGATATGGGGAGAATGAAAGAAGTTTATATGCAGATTATTCAAGCTAATGAAGGTGAGGTTCCAGAAGAACTCACTATTGCAGATGTAGCAAGAATGAAAGAGTTAGAAATATTTAACTGGGAACAGTATGAAAGAGAACAAGAGAGGATTAGAGTATTCAGAGTTAAACAAGAGAATCCAAGAGAGATTACAAAGGTTGCACAAAGCAGAGAATTCTGGGAAGAAGAGCTCCGTAAAGGGCAAATCAGTGCAATCACAAAAGGTAAACAATGAGGAGGGTGATTAATTCTAGAGTAACTATACTTTGTATAGGTATAATTGTAGGAATGTTTGTAGTTGGGTTAACTAAACCAACATACAAATTAGTTAGACCCATCTATACTTATGTGAAGACATCAGATTGGGGTGGAGAAACTAATCCTAGAAAGGTGGGCTATTATGAGCACCTTGCAAGAACACAACCATGAAACACTTTATTAAATACACATTGGTATGGATAAGCCAAAACTTGTCCATACCATTTTGGATGATAGGTCATGTACACTTATCAGTAAATGTCTATGAAGACATACATGAGATACTTATGTCCTTGGGTATGAATATAATTGTAGCAGTGGGATTTATTATTGATTATAAAGATTCAAGAAATGAAAGATAGAAACTGGGTAGTAATTCTACCAATATTATTTTATGTATTAGCCGGGTTTGGTTATATCAGATGTGCATATAAGATGTTCACATGTAACTGGGAGCCTATTGGTAAAGCAGAAGTAGTTTATACTATAGGTACATTTACAGGTGCCGGAGTAGTCATTGGTTACTTTGACATTGAAGACAAGTAAATCTGAGCAAAAGTTACCAAAAATTGGTATAAAATGCTTTACAAAACTAAAAAGGATATGTGGTAAAAATTACCCCATATGATGAACTAACCTTTAAATCAGAATAAGATGAATAGTCAGGTAATACATAATGTGGAAATGGTATCACACCCTGTATGGTTGTATTGTTGCAGGTTCGAGTCCTGTCCTGACTATTTTTATTAACCTTTAAATCAGAATAAGATGACAGCAGTAGAATTTTTATTAGAGAAATATAAATCTCAAAACACTCTTTTATTTGCAGAAGATTGGCAACAAGCTAAAGAAATGGAAAAGGAGCAGATAGTTGAAGCTTATGATAATATCTGTTCTGATGAACATGGTAATATTTTAACCGGGGAACAATACTACAACGAAACCTTTAAATCAGAATAAGATGAAACTAAAGAGAGAAGACCGTAGAGAAGAGATGGCTGCTATTGGTACAGCTGTAATACTTGTAGTAGTTATAGTATCTGTAATAGTTGCAACTATTCAAGCAATTTTTAATATTTTGTGATGGAAAAGTATCCAAAATGGGTAAACAATCTTGTTTACTTTTTAGCCGGAATTGGCTTTGGTCACATATTGTTTAATGTAATATTATAGTCATGCCAGATATCAGTATGTGCTTAAATGAAGAGTGTCCACTTAAAGAGACTTGTTATAGATATAATGCTACACCAAGTGAACTTATGCAGACTTATGCTAAATTTGAGTATGATGAGGACACTAAGTCATGTGATTATTATTGGAAAAATGTAAAAGATGGGAAAGATAATACTAGAGTTTGACTCTGATGAAGAAAAAGATGATGCTAGAACAGCACTTGATGCTTACAAGTGGAAAGGAGCTGTATGGGATCTTGACCAAAAACTACGTGAGATAACCAAGCATGGTTATGTTGATAAGAAAGAAGCTACTGAAGAAGAAAGAGAATTAGCTGAAAAACTTAGAAAAGACCTTAGAGAAATCTTAGAAGACTATAACTTAAATCTAGACTAATGAGTGTAAACAAGAAAGACTACAAGATTGTAGAAGAGCAACATGGCTTTGAGACAAAGTATGTTGTAAAGAAGAAAGTATTCTGGATCTTCTGGAAGACAGTAAAGAACAATGCAGGATTTGATATGCAGTATGACACTAAGAGAGCAGCTCAGTCATATATCAATTTCCTAAAATAACCAATTCTACAGAAGTGTTAGGAAAAGTGCAACGGATTAAGAGATTATGAGTGTTGTAGAAGAGGTTGTAAGAAAGAGTATGATTATTAGACCATCAGGAAGGAGCACAGATTTCATTGCTCCTTCTTTTGGTTTTGGCTGCCTTTACTCGTGTGGCTACTGCTACATGAAGAGGCATAAACCGGAAGGATTAACTGTGGCAACAAATACCATGGACATCCTGACAGAAATAAATTCACATGCATTCTTTGCTACTGTGGACAAACCAAATCAGACAGGAGATTATATTACATATGATATCTCTTGTAATGAAGACTTTGCTCTACATGCTAAGTATCATGATTGGAAGACTATCTTTAAGTTCTTTAGAGATCATCCACTTGCTATGGGTTCATTTGCTACTAAGTGTGTTAATAAGGATCTATTAGATTTTAATCCTGAAGGTAAAATTAGAATTAGATTTAGTATGATGCCTGCAGAGTTGCAAAAACTACTAGAACCAAATACTGCAGGTATATATGAAAGACTCTTTGCCGTGAAGCTTTTTCTAAATGCAGGATATGAAGTTCATTTAAACTTTAGTCCTGTTATTGTTCATGATAATTGGCTACAGAGCTACATGTCCTTATTTAATACTATAGATGGAATAGCAAAATCAAATGGTTGGGCCGATGATAGAGTTAAAGCTGAGGTAATCTTTTTAACACATAATGAAGCAAAACACTGGTATAATGTGGAACATAAAATCCCGGGTGAAGAATTTCTTTGGACACCTAAGATACAAGAGGCAAAAGTTTCTCAGTATGGTGGCAAGAATGTCAGGTACGAGCACAAAAGAAAAGCTCAATACATTGACCAGTTTAGACAGATTCACACTGGAATACTTCCTTGGAATACAATTAGGTACATATTTTAAGATGGAAAAAGATATTAGAAAAGAAATGGAAGCACTCTCTGCACAGATTGCAGAAGAGCATTATAACATTACAGATGGTGTAGATCAGAATCTACATTATCTATGGTATATGTACCATAAAGGTAGTAAAGCAGGTATGTTCCGGCCATTTGTATATATGGCAGAACTACAGTTGCTAAAATACATGGGTTATATAAATGATGTTGAGATAAAGAATATGATCAGAATGCTTGAGTCTGAAGACCAGGATAATCTTCATATGGTTACTTTATCTATTAAGAATTTTAGAGAACTCAGATTACAAGAGCATGGTGAGTATAGTAAGACAAATAAGGCATACTGGAATATTGCCAAGAATTATGCTTTTGAAATACTTAACCATGAAATATTCATGCAAACAATGGCAGCTAAGTAATGGCAAATGCAGTAGTAGATCACATAGTAAGAGAAATAAAATTAGAGTATACAGACATTGAAGTAAACAATCCCAGGATTATTGCAGGTTATGTGATGTACAAGTATAAATGCAGTCCTTACTTAGCTAAGCAGATTGCCAAACAATTAACAGATGACAGAAAATGATTTAACAAATCTTGGCTTTAACAAGGTAGAAATCAAGGACTTAGACAGTCAAAATGGATATGATTATTTCTATTATACTTTAGAAATATTTGACAATTTAACTCTTTGCTCAGTAGACAGTGACTGTGTAAAAGATGATGATTGGTTTGTTACAAATCTAGAGTGGCCTGATCATTTTAGGCTTCAGAGTCCTCAAGAAGTACAGTCTTTTCTCCAGAGTGTTGGCTACCAGAGATAAGTTTAGCCTTTTCAGATAAAAGAGTACTGAGTACAAGAGATGCTGCAGATTCCCAAGCTTCATCAATAGCTTGGGATAACTGATCAAAGGGCATTTTAGTAGATAAGACTTCACCTGTTCTTAGGTGTATCTTAGCTCCTGCATCAGGATTTCTTGGATTAATAAAAGATATTCTTGTTATGTGAGTAACATTTAGATGCTCAAAGTATGGGCCATCTTGATCTTGGAATTCTATTGGTAGAAACATTAGACTATTTGGTTACCTTCTATTTTGTAATTGCTAACTTGCACTAAGTTACCATTTCTTTTTAGAATAGCAAATCCATGGTTCCATTCATTTATTTCTAAATATTCTGGAGTTAGTTCACATAAGCATCCAAGACTATAACCACGTATGGTTGTAGATTCTTCTGGACCATAAACTCTTTGTGAACTATCACTTGTTTTATGGAAGTGATTTATAAGACAGTTAGTCTTTAGTCTCATTAGAGCAGTACGTGCTGGTACTACACCACCTGCACCAGGAATTTTATCTCCGTGTTCTATTAAGAAGTCACCAAATACAACTTTAGATCTAAATGGAATAAACTGTACACCATATTCAGCTACACGTAGTAGTACATCTAGTCTGAATTCATCCATGTCTAATAGTTCAGATGCCTTAACTCTAAGGTATCTTTCAAATCTATTTTCATGGTTACCTGGTATGAAGTAAATAGGAATATCTGGGAATCTATATCTACAGTACTCAAGAAATTGTCTTCCTGCTTCTAGCTCTTGCTTGAAGTGTACATTTCTTGGGTCTTTTTCATGAAATGAAAGCTGATAGAAGTCTAACATGTCACCATTAATAAATAGTGACTCAATCTTTTGTGCTTCCATCTCTGCAAATGCTGCTTCAATGGCATCATTATCTTGGTATGGAAGATGTATATCACCAATAACTCCTACTGAGTTGCATGCTGATGGGAATATAAAAGTATCACGTCTATTTGCATGAGACTCTGGTAAGAATTTTTCTTTCATAGTAAATTCTACTTTAAGTTCTTTTTGGAATGTTTTATCTTTTAAAGTTTTTCTGTGTTGTACACCATATTGTCCACGGTAATATCTAACTTTACCGTAAACACTTTCAAAAGATTTAAGAAACTTATTTTCTGAGTAGATCTTTTTAGCAAGAGTTTTAGATGGTGCTTCTGGAAATTTTTCTAGATATTCTAAAACAATTTCAGTGTCTTTATGTGGGTGACTTGGGTTTTTTGTTGCTGCCATATCTATTAATAATATACTAAAAATTTAGCATATGTTTACTGTAAAACTAGTTAAACGTGACGGTAAGTTAGTTTATCCAGATGATAAATCCAAATTAAATTATCAGATTTTTCTGGACAAA